AAATAATTCATTCCTTTTATCTCCTTTATTTAATAATAATTGAAATTTATTGTAAAATTATCATATCTAGTAAGATTTATTTTTTCTTCAATTTTCTTACCATACTGCTTATCTCCAGCATAGTTAATTTGATGTATATCATACTTTTTACATAAAGAATAACTAGCTTCCGCAATTTCATTTATAGGACATTCTTGATGTTCAATACATTCTCCATCTTTATATACATCAATTTCTTGACGCATTATAAATGGATGTACACATATTACAATATGATTCATAACTATCACCACCTTATATTGTAATAATTCCAAAAGTATAATCAAAAAGATAATAAACAAATGCTTCTCTAGTATCGAAATCTTTTATCCAGATTTCAAAATTACCATCCTTTTGTTCATCTATACTTAATATTTCACCTCTGTTATGAAGGGTTATAGAAATTTCTTCAATAAGCTTTCTTGTATTATCTGGATGATCTATCTTAAATATTGAATAATCTTTTCTTTCATTATTTAAAAGCATCCAATATTTTTTAGTTGCTATCTTTTTTACTATTTCTGACATTTTTATATTAAAAGCTATCATATCAAGCGGAGGTTCTTTACTCATGGCTTCTTTATTTAAATCATAAAGAGTCACACCTAAATCTATCTCTTTTCCCATCTATTTACTCCTTTTGTTAATTTCTATATATATTATAGCATATTTTTTGTTAAAAGTCAAGTGGAGGGTATCAGAGATACCCGCCACGCATTTTTTTACTGTGTTTATATCTATCTTCAACCTCAGCTTGTTTACCTTTGTTAAAGGCAGAGCGGTAGTCGCCTGTGAGATAGCCCGTTACCCTTCTAAGACGCTGTATGTTAGTACCTCCGCACGCAGGACAAGAATCATTAATTAATCCCGTATATCCACATTCCGCGCACATATCATTAGGTACATTAAGCGCAAAATAAGGAATATCTTTATCCATAGCATAATTAACAAGAGTCTCAAGTGCTTTAATATTTTGAATTACTGCACCTTCAAGTTCTACATATGTAATACATCCCGCAGAACTATATCCAGTTAACTGACTTTCTATATCTATCTTTTCTATTGGTGACATTTCCTTCCATACGGGAACATGCATTGAATTAGTAAAGTATTCTCTATCACTTACATTAGGAATTTCACTATACTTTTGTTTAAATTTTTTCATCGCTGTGTAGCACAGATTCTCGGCCGGAGTGTAATAGACCCCGAAATTGAGGGAATAGTCTTGTTTAAATTCCGCACAGCGATCTTTAAATAATTGTTCTATTTTCTTTGCCAATTCCATGCCGCGGGATTCGGTATGGTCACAACCAATCAAGATTTGTAAGCATTCAGCTAGACCTAATTGGCCAATAGCTAAAGTACCATGTTTAAGAGCTGATCTAATACCTTCTTCAGGAATGTATCCCGCCATTGTATTATTTTCATACATAAACTTGGCGGAAGATGGATCTTGATTACATATATATTCAAAACGCTCAATAAGCATATCTTTAGCATCGTGAATCATTTTATCAAGTAATTCTAAAAATACATCTATTAAAGTGTCTCCGCAATCCCAAAGACCATTTTTTTCATATAATTCCTTTGCTTCCATAGCTATTGTTGGAAGAATTATAGTTACAGGACATATGTTTCCGCGCCCATCCTTGAGCTGACCAAATCCATTTATATCCCATCCGTTCGCAGTTCTACATCCCATGGTCGAAAAGTAAGTTCTGGGATCATTAGGGTCATATCCGGCGTTCCCAGACCAGTCACAATTCGCATAATTAGGATAAAGTCTTTTTGCAGTAGACTCAAGTGCTAATAAGAATAAATCGTAGTTCGGATCTCCTGGTTTGCGGTTTACACCTTTCATACATTGGAATATCCCACAAGGGAATATAGGAGTTTTATGAAACTTACCTACTCCCTTTAAACTACCTTTAAGGAGTGCTTCTGTAACCATGCGACCCTCGGGGAGCGTGCATGTTCCATAATTGATCGAGGTAAACGGGAGTTGATTCCCGCTTCGTGATTGCAGGGTGTTGAGATTGTGATACATACCCTCGACCGCTTGCTGCGTTTCTTTGATTGTCATATCCATAGCATATTCGTAAGCTTTTGGATATAATTTATATAATTCATTTTCAATATTCATTTCATTAGAATATTGATTACTAATATTCAAAAACTTTATGTGACTACCATCAACTTCTTTTTTATAATACAAATCATATAATTCTATATATCGTAAACCATTTATAAAATGTTTATAAAAACTTTTTCTTACATATGGAACCATAGTCCAGTCCAAATGAGTCGCAGAAACGCCTCCAAACTGCTGCAGGGACTGGAGCTGAAAAATAACAGCTACTAATTGAAAAGCAGTATTAATACTATTTGCTGGGCGTACATCTGTCTGCCGCGTATTAAAACCTTTCGCAAGTAAGTCGTCAAAAGGAACGCTGAGGCAGTTATGCATACCAATAGCGTAACTATCAAGATCGTGAATGTAGATTTCGTTGTTCATATGCCTAGCTTTTGATTTCTCTAACATACAGTTATCAAGAGCAAACTCTTTCATAAGAACTGCATCAGCTTCACCCTTACGCCCACCAAAGCTATGTTCATCAACATTCGCATTCTGGTTCTGTACGTTACTAGCTTGGAGTTTTTCTTTAATAACCGACATCATATGATTATTCCATTTTCGCTCTTTATCTCTATCATGACGATATTCTATGTATGCAGTTGCAACGTCTTTTCTCTTGCAACTCATAAGGCCATGTTCTACTAAAGTTTGAATATCATCGATGGTAAGTTCATTGGGAATTCCTTCCATATATCCTTCAATATACTGAGCAATATTATCTGCTTTTTCTTCTGCATATGAAGTTATTTCTCCATCTACTGCTTTAAAAGCTTTTAATACCGCAGATTTGATTTTTTCTGGATTAAATTCCTCTTTAATTCCATCTCTTTTTATAATATAAAACATTTTACATACCTCCTAGTTATCAATATTTTAAGGATTCCTGTAAATATATATTACTTTTATTTTAAATAAATTAATCACATTTGCCCTCTTCAATTTCCATAATGCGGCGGTTGATATACCAAGCTGCTTTGCGGAGATCCTCTACTGCCTTAGCTTTAGGATCTTGACCCTCAAAATCAAGCTTTGCTCCAGAGCGAAGTATATACTTTATTGCATTACCGGAACAAAAGGAAAGATTAAATGCCTCTATTATATCTATTACTTCCATACCACCACTTGTATAATGTGCGGGATGGTCTACACGCTCTATCTTTTCTACTTTATCTGGTATATCTACTTTATCTGTTACCATTATGCTTCCTCCTGAAATGTAAATTTTTCACCACAACTACATTGTATTGAACCAAATACTCCTATGCTTGTAGGAGTAAAATGATATGTATAGCTTCCACCTATTGCTCCACCACGCGGAAAATCATTTTCTGAACGTAAATGTTTTTCTTTTTCATGCTTCATAATCCAAGCATTAATTTTTTCTGACTCTTCTTCTGAAATAGGAAAACCGCGGTAATAATCTTTTTTCATTTTATTATATTGCTCTTTCATTGATTGAAGCTCATTGTCTTTCCAATGTTCATCTTTAAGATTTTTAATTTCTTCTTTCAAATATTCTATCTTTTCTTCCTGCCCAAGAAATTTTTCTTTTAATGCTAAACATAATTCATCAATGGGAGGAACCATTATATATTCATTATCTCTATAAACACTATATCTTATATCAGCCATTTTATTATCCTCCTTAAGCGGAGACCCGGGTCTGAGATCTCAGACCTGGATCCCGCTCATTCTTCATAATCTTCTTCGTAACTTCCTTCGGAAGTCATTCGCTCATGTTGGAGTGTGATACTATCTCCTTGAACAGAAATAATTTTATAAAGTTGATGAGATTGCGTGCTACTATAGGTCTTGGCTACGAACTGATCATCTCGTCTATATCCTGTTATCATCAACATAGTCCCGCGTTTAAACCACGATTTTTCAATTACTTTTTTTGAGCCGTCGGCTTGTACCTGACTAATCTGGCGTTTGAACATTGCATAATAATCTTTTGAGAACTTGACTGGAACCACTCCCGTTGTTGTAAGTAAACTTATTGTATGTCTGTTATCATTTTTAGATATAACAGTTCCAGCAATTCTATATAATTTATACAAAGGTATCTTTACGCCTCCGCGTTTAAAATAAGACTCAACTTCACAAGATTGTAATTCATTAAAATCAGCTAAATTATATTTATAAACATCCACATTTTTTAATTCGTGGTCTCCATGATAATAACATAATGAAGCCATTTCCCAAGAAGATGTATTACCTGTTGCATATTTATCCCATATTTCTTTAAATAATACTGTATTATATGCTTTTAATACTGTCTCTTGATTATCCTTTAACCAATCTCTTGCGGGATTCATTAATGATTGATATATTTTATCCCAAACTTTATTATTAATACTATATTTATTATTATTAAAAATTACATTATCCATAACTTCTGGAAGGAACTTCTCTAAAAATTGAATACAATCATCATTTAATATAAATGTTGTAGCATTTTTATTTATATTTTTTATATACTTATTAAAGTTATAAACTCTTATTTGAAGTTCTAATTCCTTCGGTACTATACCATGAGATACCAAACCACTCCAATTTATAAGATTTAACTTTGACTTCGGCTCACTAATTTTCAAGATATAATATGCCATTATTTCTTTTCTATTAGCTAATGTCGTTTCTACCTCATCAAATGCTCCAGCTTTAATAAGATTAATCATGGCTGTCTTTGTCAAAGGACATCTTATCATAAAATCCTTAATTCCATCATATGGTCTTCCGCTCTTTATCTTCTCTATTGTTTCCGCATTGATGTTACTTAATGCTTTAAGACCATATAAGATACGATTATTTTCAATATCCGGCTCAAAACCATAATCAGATGTATTTATATTTACTAAAGATACTTCAATTCCCGCAGCCACTATTTCACCAATAGCTTTAGCAAGTTTTTCATAATTAGTACCTTTTTCTTTTTTCTTTATAGTATCTTCATCATCTAATTCATATTCTTCATCTTCTTCAAGACTTCCACTGTTTACAACTAAACAAGCAGTATCCCAATATATAGGATTCCAATGAGTTGCCAAATATGCGGTTTGATAACCTATAAATGAGTACGCAAGGGCATGTATAATACTGAAAGAATAACCCATTTGCGGACCAATACCGCACTCCCAAACGTACTTACCTAACTCTGCGGACTTAGCTTGTTCAAGTACTTGTTTTTTAAGTTCTGGTATCTTTGACATCTGCTTTTTACCGACAATTTTTCTTGCGGCATTTGCGTCCTTCAAGC